GTACAAGCCCGATTGGAAGCCCTGGGCTATGGTTCTTTATCGTTAGGAGAAAAGGCTAAATGAAGCGTTTACCAATACCGCCCAGATTCCACGCAATAGCGGAACGGTTAGGGATAGGAGTCCGTCACTTTATCAACGATTATGCCATAAGGGATAACTACCTGGGGCGACATGAAGAAGGACTGCTAACACTTGATAAGGACGAACGGGACTACTTGATTAACATCATGGTGAACAGGTCAAACAGACCTCATTAGAATCACAACATAAATCACAACAAATCACAACAATCACAACATGACAACAAATCACAACACAACAACTACAACATTAGGCACGGATTACCTTGTTGTGATCTGGTGTTGTAATGGGGTCTCTTAAAGACCCCTAACAACACCCCACAACATAACAACAACAAAGGGGAGGGGAATGGTAAGAACCAGAGCAAGTACCAACAGACAGGCCAGGGGGAAAGGTTCAAGGGCTGAAGGGTTATTGTTACGGCAATTAGAACAGCAAGGGTATGAGGCCAGAAGGACTCATCTATCCCTGTTCCCTGATATCATAGCGTGGAGGGATACTGAACTACTACTGATAGAAGTTAAGGCCCGTGCGGACAACCCTGGGGCTGTTAGCGGTGCGCTCTCACTGTTCCGTAATGGGGTTAGAACTATGACAAACATACCCGATAGAGCCAGAATGCTGTGCTATTTGCGGATGAATGATACCTGGTCAGCTTATGAGTGGCAGAACGGCACGACTGGAAAAGTTGAACCAGTCATAAACGAGGAAAGATAATGGCAGGGAAGACGAGACGGAGCAAGAAACTGAGCATCGCAGTCAGGCAGAAGGGGCAGCAAGCAATCCGTCTAAGGATGGCTGGTGCTACCATAAACCAGATAGCAGAACAGCTTGGATACGCTAACGACTCCGGTGCGTATAAGGCTATCATGAGGGAGCTAGAACAAACAGCACAGGACATGGGGGAGAGTACCGAGGCAGTCAGACAGTTAGAGATTAAACGGTTAGATCAGATGCTGTTCCCGATCTGGCCCCAGGTACTAGCAGGTGATCAGGGAGCCATTGGCACAGCCCTCCGCATCCAAGAGAGGAGAGCAGCCCTGCTAGGACTAGATGCACCCAAGCAGATAGAGGCTAGGGTAAGGGTAGATGTCATAAGCTGGAACCAAGCCCTGAGAGACTTCCTTGATGTCTACCGTCAATACCACAGCACAGCACCAGAGGCTCCGATGCTACTGGCAGACCTGGACAAGATAGGACAGGAGAGGTTCGCTGGTGTACAGTAGCCAGGACAGGACAGGGGAGTTGCCAGGATACACAGCAGTTGGAGGGGTGGGTGATTCACCCATTCACAGATTTTTTGCAAAGTTTTGGATTCGGTTTTCTGGAGGTAACCATGCAGATTAAGAACAGGATCAAGGAACTGAGACAGGTGAAGGGGTCGGAGTTGTTGCCCAATCCTAAGAACTGGCGTACTCACCCCTCCCAACAGGCTGACGTTCTACGGGGTGTTCTGGCAGAGATAGGGTATGCGGATGCCCTGATAGCCTACGAAACTCCCGACGGGTTAATGCTGATAGATGGTCATTTAAGGGCAGAGACAACTCCTGATATAGAGGTTCCTGTTCTTGTCACGGATTTAACTGAGCAAGAGGCAGATATGTTATTGGCTACGCTAGACCCTTTGGCGGCGATGGCTAGCCGTGACCAGGATAGTTTGCTGTCTTTGTTGGGGACTCTTGATGTACAGAACGATTCCGTGCGGGTGATGCTTGATGCGTTGGTGGAAGGAGAGAACGAGTTCTTGCCAGACCCAGGGGAGACACCAACATTGGATTCTTTGACGGACGAGTACGGGGAATATGACCCCTCGGCTTTATGGCCTGAGATACGTTTGAAAGTGCCGCCAGAACTCAAGGCACAATTCGACACCTGGTTAAACGGTGGCGAGGGCGATAATGAAGTGGAGAAACTTGCGCATTTACTTAGTTGACACTAACCCAGGGAACATTCAGGCGGGGGTACAGGGCAACCCCACGACTCGTCTAAAGTTTTTGCTGTCGTTTTATTATTATCGTAAGGTTGATCTGGAACAGGCGTTTGGTAATCCTCGGCCTCAGTTAATGGCTGACTCTGGAGCGTTTTCTGCTCTCACTTTGGGCGCGCCCATTGATATCAATGAGTATGCTTTATGGATAAAACGGTGGGAGCCGTTACTTGAGACATACGCGAATCTGGATGTAATAGGGAACGCAGGGGCTACATTGGACAACCAACATAGACTTGAGGATATGGGTCTACACCCGTTACCTGTTTTTCATGTAAACGAACCCTGGGAATACCTGGAACATTATTTAGAAAAGTATAATTATATTGCCCTCGGGGGATTAGTTGGGGTTAATCGGATGAAAGGCATGATGCCCTGGCTTGTTAAGGCGTTTCGTATGCTACGCCCAGGTCAGTATTATCACGGCTTCGGATTAACGAGTTGGCCTATGTTAGCGGGTTTGCCCTGGGGATCGGTAGATTCCTCAAGTTGGGGATCGGGCTATAGATACGGTAGCATGCCAGTATTTTCGATGCGTTTGGGCAAGTTTGTTTATGTGAGGCTAGGCGATGCGTCCTCTTGTTTTCGGTGGCGGCATCTGTTTGCATTGCATGGATTCCATTGGCAGGACTTCGGCGATCGTTCCCGTTATGACCAAAGTAAGGTGATAAAGGTGTCGGCTACTGCTTATATGAAAGCCGAGGACTGGTTAACCCAACGCCATAACAGCCCCTCGTCCATCTATTTGGCGGGTCTGGGGACAAGTGATTTGGACAATGTGAAAGGGGTGTTACCTCATGTGTAGTATCTTCGGGGCGATTGGATTGAGTATAGACGAGGATATGGTGGGACGTATTTCCACAAGGGCAAAGGATAGGGGTCGTGACGGTGGTTTAGTACAGAGATTTGAATTGCAAGGGGGTTATACGCTCGTGTTGGGGAACTGGCGAGCTACTCCCACAACGGAACTAGAAGTCTCACCGCTACAACCCTATGAAGGGATTGTACATAACGGCATCATAGCCAACGACGTAGAATTAGGAAACCTGGATGGTTCTGTGGACTCCATGATACTGCCCCAGGTGATAGACCGTTCGTCCCTGGAGGCAGTCGTCGATTCGGTACAGAAAATTCAAGGAAGCTACGCTATGGTTATTCGGGCGGAGGCTACAGCGTTCGCAGTGGTTAATTATAAACCTTTATATCTGTTGAAAAGGGGGGAGACGATATACTTCAGCAGTATGGAAAGACACTTGAGTTCGGAATGTTCGTTTGGGGAACGCCCAGGGAGGGTCGCTCCCTATACAGCGGTTGATTTGAGGTCGGGAGAAACGAAGCCCCTGCCTCGACGAGAAAATAACAAGGCTTTAGTGATTTGTTCGGGAGGCCTGGATAGTACGACTGTCGCATACTCTTTGCACGAACAGGGGTACGACATTTCCTTGCTGTATTTCATGTATGGTTGTCAGGCAGAAACCCAAGAACTGGAAACAGTCCGTCGCATTGGGCAACACCTAGCAGTTCCAGTCATCTCTCAGGCCATCGACTATACATCCCTCAGAGGGGAATCCCCTTTATTAACAGATAGACAGATAGCTGACGGCATAACTGGTGCAGAGTTTGCTAGTGAATGGGTTCCTGCGCGGAACCTTGTTATGCTTGCTTATGCCACAGCCTATGCGGAAGCCAATAACTTCACCACGTTAGCCCTCGGCAATAACCTGGAGGAGAGTGGCAGTTATCCAGACAACGAAGAAGAATTCACTACGTTATTTGCGTCGGTGTTGGACTATGCTGTAGCGGCGGGGGGGCGAGTGAAGATTGTGACCCCAGTTGGCAACCTCATGAAACACGAAATTGTCTCCCTGGGACATCGTCTGGGAGTGCCGTATGAACTAACGTGGTCATGTTATCGTGGAGGGGAATTTCATTGCGGTAGGTGCGGCCCTTGTTTCATGCGATATACGGCCTTCCAACGGAACAACTTGCAAGACCCAACTATTCGAGAATTAGTGGTATGAATATAAGCATTGGACGAGAGTTTTGGTTTAGTATGGGGCATACGTTACACAATCACCCTGGGAAATGTGCCAATCTCCACGGACATAACTACCGATTAATCGTGGAGATACAGAGCAACCAGGTAAATCGGGAGTCAATGGTTATGGATTTCGGTGACCTCAAGGACATTGTAAACAGGGTGATAGACGAGGATTATGACCATCGGTTCCTCGTATGTTCCTCCGACCCCAGGGCAGAACTACTACGAACCATAGACCCGACTGTCAATATCGTCTGGTTTAATCCAACCGCAGAAATGATAGCCGAATCAATCAAGGCAAGGCTAATTCCCAAACTGGGGGAAGTTACCCTGTCCAAGGTAACACTCTGGGAGACGGAGAACTCATATGCGGAAGTATAGTGTCCATAAGATTTTCGGCCCCACTATACAGGGGGAGGGTGGTATGACAGGAACGGTCTGTCACTTCATCAGGTTATCGGGTTGTAATATGTGGGATGGAAGACCCGAAACCAGGGGGGCATCTTTGTGTCCATTCTGTGATACTGACTTCTTTTCCCATACCATGATGACAGCCGATAACATTATCGAACAACTGGACTCCCTTGGTCGCAAGGGTTGGGTCACTATATCGGGTGGTGAACCTGCGCTACAGTTAGATGAACCTCTGGTAAATTCTCTCCACGGGGCGGGTTACCTGGTGGCAATAGAAACCAACGGCACGAAACCCATTGCAGGAAAAGTTGATTATTTAACGCTGTCCCCGAAGCTGTCTAGGCGTGAAACGGTAGTGACAGACTGCGATTCCTTAAAACTTTTATACCCACATCCGAACCCGTTAATACGACCTGAGTTGTTCAATGACATTAACGCACGGGATAAGTATCTTCAGCCGATAGATACGGGCAGCGACCAGGGCAACCAGGTTAATGTGCGGAGAACTATAGACAAGCTGTACGAACTGGACGGGTGGCGGTTAAGCCTTCAGACTCATAAATATGCAGGAGTGGAATAATGCATAAACAGGATATAGCATCCTCGGTTCTAAGGTGTCTGGAATACCTGGGCGAAGACCCCTCACGGGATGGGTTACGGGATACACCCCGTAGAGTGGTGGCTTCATGGCGCGAGTTATACGGGGGGTATAATGTAGACCTGTCAAGCTTGTTGCGTTGGTTCGATGATCCTACAGACGAGATGATTATATCCAAGGATATCCAGTTTTATTCCATGTGTGAGCATCATATGCTTCCCTTCTTTGGACGGGCGGCAGTTGGGTATATTCCCAGAGGGAAGGTTATCGGGATATCAAAACTGTCCCGCATTGTGGAGACATATGCCAGACGGCTACAGACTCAGGAACGGTTAACGCATCAAATCGGAGAAGCGTTGGAGGATATGGTGGAAGGGGTAGCCGTACATATCACGGCACAGCATTTCTGTATGATGGCAAGGGGGGTTAATCAACAGCATAGCGAAATGGTCACCAATTATCTGACAGGCCCATTTCGTGATACCCCAGAAGCCCGCAACGAGTTTCTGATGGCGGTGGCTAAATGACAACGGGTAACATATCTGTTCTGTTGGCCTCAGATTACTGGGACGATACGGTTAACAAATGGCAACCGTTACCTCACCAGGTTCCACCGCCTGGGGACTGGTACGTCTGGCTCCTGTTGGGCGGGCGTGGGTCTGGTAAGACGATGGCAGGAACGCACTTTGTTCTAGACCATCTGAGAAGCCAGGGGAGGAAGGCAAGGGTTGGGATAGGTGCGCCCACGATAGCAGATGCCAGGGACGTATGCGCCGAGGGTGTTACTGGCCTGATTAGCCTAGCCCCAACTGAGTTTAGGTATAACCGTTCAATGGGTGAAGCCCATCATAAGGATGGGGGATATGTGAAGTTTATGGGGTCTGAGGAACCTGCCAGGTGGAACGGCCCTCAGTGGTCGTTGCTATGGGCTGACGAGTTGGCCTTATGGAACGAGTCCAGTTGGCATCAGGCTCAGTTTGGTTTGCGTCTTGGAGAACATCCCAGGGCAATCGTTACCACTACTCCCAAGAACAGGGAGTTCGTTCGTACCCTGTCCGAACTTGGAACCACGGCTACTATCAGGGCTACAACCTACGATAATCCGACGCTATCCCATACAGTACAGGAACGACTCCGTCAACAGTACGGGGGAACCAGGATCGGACGGCAGGAGATATTGGCCGAGTGGTTGGATGATGTACCTGGTGCGTTGTGGCAATGGTCAATGATTCACTCAAAACCCCTCTTGGAAATTCCTGCCCTGGAGAGGATAGTGGTGGCAATAGACCCTGCGACCACAACCAACAAGACCTCTGATGATACAGGGATTGTAGTTGTGGGTCGTGCCGATACCGATGAATACTATGTCCTGGCAGATTACAGCGGCAAGTATAGCCCTGATGCTTGGGCGGGCAAGGCTATAGATGCGTATGAGACACACAAGGCAGACCGCATAATAGGGGAGACGAACAATGGTGGAGATATGGTGGAACATACTCTTAGGACTGTCAGGACTGGTATACCTTATACTTCTGTTCATGCTACAAGGGGCAAGCGTATAAGAGCCGAACCTATAGCTGCGCTGTATGAGCAGGGCAAGGTATTCCATGCCCCAGGGCTTAACGATCTGGAGGAGCAACTGGTATCGTGGACACCAGACAGTGCAGGAAGTCCAGACCGTCTTGATGCCCTGGTATGGGCAATGACGGAGTTAAGCCAGAAGGGAAAGCCGAATATTAGATGGATAACAATATGAGATGGAATCTGTTTGATGACAGACGGGGGCTGATACCCGTCGTACTGTTACGAGCAAGGATAGCTTTATGGTGGAAAGTTGCGACACATCCTATCAACCTACGGCGGGCAATTGCAGGATTGATGGAGTTCGCAGGAATAGCCCTCCTATTGGTTGGGCTATATCTAATCCATACCCTGGCATTCGTTCTCGGATTGGGGGCATTGTGCCTCCTGCTTTCCCAGGGAATAACATCTGGAAGGGGTGAAGAATGACACTATTAAGACGTTCCATACAATCTCTGTTTAAGGCCAATACTGAACGGCCACCGATGGCAATTGCATCGGGTGCAACTTTGGCGGGTATCCAAAACGGTGGAGTGAACAATACCAACCAGGTAAGCCAGATGCAAGCTATGGCAACAACCTCATGGCTGTTTGCTGTGGTGGATAGGATAGCGGCATCGGCTGCGGCTGTACCCTGGGGGTTGTTTCGTTCAATGCCCTCTGGAGAATCCCAGTTGGTTCCCAAGCATCCGATTATGGATTTATGGCAATCGGTCAACCCCTTCTATACCAGGCATGAATTCCTTGAAACATCAATACAGCACTTTGAATTAACTGGTGAGATATGGTGGCTGATAGTCAGGAACCGTGGTGGTAGACCCATGGAACTCTGGCCTATCCGTCCAGACCGTATCAGGCCGGTTCCTCATGCAACCGATTTCATTGCAGGATATATCTACACTATAGGAACCCTCCAGATTCCACTAGAGCGGAAGGATGTTATATTCATCAGGCGACCAAGCCCGCTCGACCCCTACAGAGGGATCGGCACGGTGCAGTCAATGATGATGGACATAGGTGCAGAACAGATGGCCTCGCAATGGACTAGAAACTTCTTCAGCAATGGGGCAATGCCTGGGGGGATACTACAGTTCGACGAGGGTATGAGTGATGCGGACTTTGAACGGTTGGTATCCAGATGGACGGAACAACATCAGGGAGTGGCCAACGCCCATCGGGTGGCGGTTCTGGAGCGTGGTAAATGGGTAGACCGTAAGTTCAGTCAACGGGATATGCAGATGGAACAACTGCGGAAACTAAACAGGGATATTATCTTTGGGGCGTTCGGGGTTCCTGCAAGCGTGATGGGTATAACCGAGTCAGTCAACAGGGCTAATGCAGAGGCGGGGGATGTACTGTTCGGTAGGTGGATTCTCAAGCCCAGGTTGGAACGTATAAAGCAAGCGGTTAATGAACGCCTGGTTCACCTGGTGGACAAGACTTTGTTTCTTGATTATACAGACCCAGCACCAGAGAATCGGGAACTACATTTGAGGATTGCGGATACGGGTTTCAAGGGAGGTTTTCTCACCAAGAATGAAAGCCGTGCATTGCTAGGATATGGTGAGGCTCCCGAAGGTGGTGACGAGTTTATGGCTCCAGCAGCACCAAGTGTAGGAATCGGGGCTGCGATTGAGGATGCCATATCGAAGGCTGCAAGCCCTGTACACCCCGATGAAGTTAATGATGAGGAAGATAGTATGGAGGCACGATGGGCAAGGAGGCTGCGTGAGCAAAGAGATTCCCTGATCGAGTATCTGGAGGAGATAGGGACATGAATATACTTACCAAGTTGGAAGAAGCTGACGTTGATGGATTCAACTGGAATAGCTGGTATGAATATGAGGAAGAAGTGGTGGAGGAATTAACACGGGCGTTTGTGGCATCTTTTACGGCGGTGCTTCCTCTTCCTAATGATTATGTGCAGCAAAGGGCAGCGGTATGGGCTAGGAAGAGAGCCATTGAGCAGATTGAGTTGATAGCTGATTCTATCAGAGAACGTGTCAGAATTGTGATATCTACAGGAGTCAGGGAGGGGCAATCCATTCAACAGATAAGTCGAGCCATTACTGGAGACTGGGCTTTCAGTCCAGAGAAAGCCAGGATGATTGCCAGAACAGAAACGGCAAGTGCCTTGGGAAACGGTATGAAAGATGCAGCGGTTGAGCAAGGACGAGACGAGAAGAGATGGGTAACAGCAGGAGATTTCAAGGTTACTTCTGAGTGCCAAGCTAATGAGGAACAAGGGTGGATCGGTATTAACGATATCTTTACCAGCGGAATAGATATGATTCCTCAGCATCCAAACTGTCGATGCGTGGTGCGCTATAGAACCAGCGAGGCAGGTGCTGACGTGCCGTTACCACCACCAGAAGTACGACTCCAAGAAGAGTTCCGTTGCTCAGAGTGTAAGCGGCTCCTCGGTAAGGATGTCGGCCCTGGTACTCGCATCCTATGTAGGCATTGCAAAAAGGAACGGATTGCAGCCCATACCATTTGACAGCATAGAAACCATTGTGATACCTTAACGCAAACTGAATAGCCCAGAGGCTCCAGAAGCCCGATTTGAGCAGCATTGATTGCCTAGCTTTAGTCGGGCTTTTGTTATTGATATGCCATACGCTGATGAACATAGTTGTAGGTTACTGTCACCGACAGAGTTCGATGAATTCCGTCGGCAGAACAACTTTAAGCAAATAGACGGCAAGCGGGTGGACGCTATATGGGGACTCAGGAATGGCGGTAGTGAACTCCAGGCAGTACGGTATCCAAAGGATGTCTGGACAAGTGCAGATGCCAGGAGCCATTGCTCTGCACAAGACGGCCTACTGTTTGAACCCGCAAGCGGGCCACAGATACGGGAGGGAAACATGACCCATGTATCAAAGTTTATACGGCCAGAGGTGAAGATACTGGACAAGGCCACAGGAGTCATCTCCGCTGTAGTTTCTACGGAATCAGTAGATAGGGACGGGGATGTAATACGCCAGGGGTATTGGGATTTGGAACACTTCAAGTCGCACCCCATTCTCCTCTCCTCCCATAACTACCGAGGGCTAACTAACCAGATCGGGCATTGGACAGATATGGGAGTGAAGGATAACAAGCTGGTTGGCGAGGCTCAGTATTACTTGAAGGCAGGAAACCAGGAAGCCGATTGGGGCTTTGTCCTGGCAAGCAAGGGCATGGCAGCGTTCTCGGTAGGGTTCGTTCCGGATATGTCCAAGGCTAAACAAATAGAAGCCAACGGCAACCTGTCATATGAGTTCAATGGGCAGGAGTTGTTGGAGGTTTCCCAGGTAACAGTTCCAAGCAATGCGGATGCGTTGCAGTCATTCAAGGCTTTTGGGCTACACCCCGAACTTGACCAGATGGTGACCGAGATGTTGCAGGAGATAAAGGTTGACGAGGTAGTGGAGGAAGTTGTGGATACGCAACCCGTTGTTCAGCCAACCTTTGATTATAGGTTATTGGCCGAAGAACTGTTCGGTCACATTAAGTCTGAGTTGCGTGTTCTGGTACACGAGCAACAGCACAATGAAACAACCAGGGTGCAAGCCCCGCTTCCCGATGTTAATGACATCGTGCGGAATGTTATAGATTCATATAAGGAGGGAAGGTAATGTCAGAGATAAAGAGTCAAGCAGAACTAGAGGAAATGCTTAATGACCCCGAGAAACTTAGCCGTTATGTACAGGAGAAGTCTCTGGAGGTTATTGGGACATCTGTCAAAGAGCAGATGGACGAGGCATTGAGAGAGGGTGCGGTTAATCGCCCACCAATGTCCGAGGAAGCTATGGTGGAAGGCCAGAGTGTACAGGGTAAGAATTTTGGTGGTGGTTGGGCCGGTGGGGATGACACGAAGATAAACGTAGCACGGGAAGCCAAAACAATGGACGGACAGTTCAAGAACTTTGGTGAATTCCTTTCTTCCATTGCTCCTGGCACGATAAGCCGAGGTATGGACAACAGGTTGAAGGTGTTGGGTGAGGGTCAGGGTGACCAGGGCGGTTTCTTGGTTCCAGAGCAGTTCACCTTGCAACTCCTCTCCCTGGCGTTGGAGGAAGCGGTTGTACGCCCCAGGGCGTTCCGACTTCCTATGAGCAGCTTGAACCTCTCGCTCCCAACCATAGTCGACACGACCCATGCGACGAATGTGTTCGGAGGCGTGAGAGGCTACTGGACTCCAGAAAGCGGTAGTTATACATCAAGTGAGCCTAGTTTCGGACGGGTGACACTTACTGCTAAGAAGCTGACTGCCTACACAAGTGCAGCCAACGAACTCCTGGCAGATGCAGCCATCAGTTTAGAAGCCCTGCTCATGAGGTTGTTCCCACAGGCACTTGCCTACTTTGAGGACGACAGCTTTATAAATGGAATTGGTGGAGGACAGCCCGTCGGCATCATCAACGCAGATGCCTTGATTACTGTAGCCAAGGAAACAGGCCAGGCAGCCACGACAATAACAGCCGAGAATGTTGACAAGATGTACAGCCGGATGCTTCCAAGCAGTAGGGCAAGAGCCGTATGGTTAGCGCATCCTGACACCCTGCCCCAGATCGTAGCCATGTCCAGAAGCGTTGGTACTGGTGGCAGTTCTGTGATGATGAATAATATGTCCGGAGCCGCACCCGCAAGCATATATGGCAGACCTCTTATTATGACAGAGAAATGCCAGACCCTTGGAACGGCAGGAGACATCTTCTTTGTAGACCTTGGTTACTATGTAATCGGGGACAGACAAACACTAAGCATGACGGCATCGCCTCATGTACGGTTCCAGAACGACGAGACTGTCTGGAGGTTTACATCCAGGCTAGACGGGCGGCCCTGGCTAGAGTCGGCCCTAACACCTCGCAACGGTTCCAATACTCTCAGCCCATTCGTTAACCTGGCTACCAGGTCATAAGGAGGCATGACATGGCGTTAGAAACAATAGAGGCTCCAGGTGGAGCAGGACTGCAAGTTATGTGTCCGCATTGTTCAAAGATGCACGATGCAGAGGATTATCCTCCCAGGTGCAGACGGTGCGGAACGATAATGGACTCCCAAGCAGTAAAGGTGAGTGACCTTGCCGAAGCTGTTAAAGAGAAAGCCTAGTGGTGCAGGGGCAAAACTTAGCCCCTGACACGAGCAATAGGAGGTAGACATGGCTATGAGACTAAGCGAACACGCATCAATAACGATTATTGAAACGGCTGATATCGGTGGCACAAATGCCACAAGCGGTTGGTTATCCATGAAGAACTACTCCAGAGCGTTGGGGTATATCGAGCTTGGCACTTGGGATTCTTCAGATGACCTCGACGAGGCAAGATTCCAACAGGCAAGCGACTCATCTGGAACAGGGGCGAAAGACCTAACCACAGATGCGTCAGGTGGCAACTACGATACCGACAACCCAGTCGATGCAGATGGTAACTTTGTCATTATTGAAATCAGGGCCGAAGATATGGATGTAGACAATGGCTTTGACTATATTCGATTGTATGTAGCGGAGGGTGGAAACACAGGCACAGACAATGTTACTGGAGTGGTAATCCGCTACGGATACGCATACCCCAAGAAGGAACTACAGGGCGCAGCCTCTACAGGGGCGCAAGTCTATGTGGACGTAAATACATAGGATGAGTCAGCGAGTTATTTCTGGCAATAAGAATAATATCCCTGGGGGGTTGGAGCCTATGGAATGGGCTGCGAAGGTTTGGGACGTTATGGATGAGCAGGGAGTGAGCCAGAACGAAGCGAAACTAATCGTGGCTGCCCGATATGCTAAGGCACAAGGGCAGCCCACGGTAGATAAGATGGTTAAAGAATCTCGCAACAAGGGTCTGTAACCCCGAAAAGCGTAAGGAGTAAGAAATGGCTAAGACAGAACTATTTGTAAGAAAAACAAGTGGCGGAGTTTATGTAGTAAATCCAGAGTCACAGACTACAGGGAACATCTTTTTTGTAGATAGTGGCTCCTCAACTGGTGGAACGAGTGCAGGGTATGGAAGCAATCCAGATGCGCCGTTTACTACTATCGACTCGGCTATCAATCAGACCACGGCCAATAACGGAGATGTCATCTATGTCATGGCAGGGCATAGTGAAACTCTAACAGGTGCGTCCGCTATCACCTGCGATGTTGCAGGGGTGACTATTATTGGGTTGGGTAGAGGAACGGCAAGACCCACTCTGCTCCTAGATGCAGGAGCGTCTGTATCCATAGTAATTAGCGCAGCGAATGTCCGATGGGAGAACGTGGTGTTCTCCGCAGGTCATGCAGACATAACAGTGGCGATTGATGTATCAGCAGCCAGTGCAGAGTTCCACAAGTGCGAATGGAAAGAGAACACAACCGCCGAGAACTTCCTAACCTGCATACGAACAAGCGCATCGGCTAATGCCTGTGACGGACTAAGCGTTACCGAGTGCGTTGCAACGACAGTTGATACAGCCAGTGTCAACTTCATAACGGTCAGGGAAGATACTGACCTGTTGGTGATGAACGATAACTTTATTGAGTTAGGTGTAAATGATAGCAATGCCATTATTGGCGTGGCATCTGGTAAAGACCTGACATCAGTCAGGATTCTTAGGAATTATATCTATAGATTAAACACGGCAGGAGACTTACTGGTGGACAGTGATACAACGGCCAATAGTGGCTTAATAGCCCACAACCGAATCGGTCATGCCGATACCGCATCTGAGGTTCTTATAGATGCAGACGGAGTAAGGCAATTCGATAACCTGGGAACAGCCACCAACACCGCCTCTGGGTATGTACTCCCAGCAATAGATAGTTAGGAGATTTAAGTGGTAACTGAAACAGAGCGGGAAAGAACCGAAGAAGAAGCTGATGCAGCAGCCGAAGTAGCAGCCGAAGAAGCTACTGAGCAAGAAGAAGCTGAAGGGGATGGTGACGGCGAGGAAGAAGAAGAATCAGAGGGGGAATAGGTTATGGCAGGAAGCGTAACGATTTCTTATGAGGATCACGAGTCTGTTAAGTATGTTGAGTGGACATGGACAAGTGATGGGTCTGGAGATGTGTCTGGAGAAGATACGAAGAGTGTAAACGGACAGGTGCTAAGATGGGCTACAAACCCATCTAGCACCGCCCCGAGTGCAAACTATGACATAGTGGTCAATGATGAGGATGGCATAGACTTAGCTGCGGGTGGATTAGCGAACAGGCATACATCTAGCTCAGAGCAAGTTCTGACGGGTGGTGATGCGAAGGACGGAGCCGCCTTTCATGGCAAGCTGTCCCTGGTTGTGAGCAATGCAGGTGATAGCAAAATAGGAACTCTACGAATGTATTACAGATGAGGTGACTGAATGACTACAGGCTCAAGAACCGAAGGAGTTAAGGGCATAGGGGCAGAGGGCTTCATCCGAACGGTTAAGAACCTAACTGTCACAGGCGACCTCGTTGTTCACGGTGAGACAAGAAGCACGATCGGAACTGGGGCAGCCTTTTGGGAAGTTGCCGATGCCAATGCCAACTACTGGGCGTTTGATTTACCTGTGGGGGGTGATATCAACGTGCCTGTTGTTGGCTTTGGTATCGCTTTGGACGGAGTAGACCTTGGGTTATTCGACGGCATAACGCAAACAACGGTTGCCGTTATTGATGCTGATAGGGATAGTTTCATAGCCCTGGACTTCTCTGGTGACGATGCCTCTAGAATCAGATCAAATACTACCATCAACGTTGTACCGACAGGAGCCTTATCTGTAGGTTCTGATGGCAGCGGCAACGATGTAATCTTCTACTCTGGTACATCAGGAGATAACCTTACCTGGGATTCTTCTGAAGAAGTCCTACAGATTACAGGAACCAATGGGCAAACATCTCTCGATGTATTAGATGGAGATGTTCGCATTGTGGACAAACTCTACTTCTATGATAGGGGTGGTGAGTATATGTCCTCCGATGGTTCTACTCTAACGGTTGCGGGAACAGTTGTGTTCAGTGGCAGCATAGAGGTGCAAGGTTCAACCACTACGATTAGTAGTTCAACTACTGTTATAGATGACCCGCTATTCCATCTGGGGAATGACAATAACGCAGACAGCGTAGACCTGGGTATCTTTGCTGAGTATACCGACTCAGGCAAGAAGTTTTCTGGTTTATTCAGAGATGCTTCTGATAGCGATAAGTGGAAGCTATTTGCTACCTCTGGAAACAGCCATGAAGAACCAACCACCACGGTAAACACTACCAGTGGCTTCACATTAGCCAATTTAGCGGTCAATGAACTTGAAGGAACACTTGCTACGGCAGCACAGACTAACATCACTTCTATAGGAACCCTAGCTGCATTACAAGTGGATTATCTAAACCTCAATGCCAGTACGTTACAGATTACTGACAGTTCTGACACCGGTGACTTGATGACAATAGCCGTTGCCACACATGGAGCAACCACATTAACCACTACAGACGACGATGCAGCCGCAGCCGATTTGACCCTGGATGTAGATGGGGAGGTGGTCATAGACCCTGCGGATGCAGCAGGAACCATCTTCAAGCTGAACGGTACAGCCCAGGTAAGTATTATTGATGGCGTAATCAAGCCGGCATCTACTAATGATATCGACCTTGGAACTGCTGATGTTGAATTCAAAAATGCCTACTTTGATGGAACGGTTACAAGTGATGCGTTTGCCGGCCCTTTATCTGGCAACGCTACAACTGCAACAGCATTAGCAACTGGCAGAACGATTGCAATGACAGGCGATGTCGCCTGGACATCCGCATCCTTTGATGGGTCAGGTAATGTAACAGGGGCGGGAACTATCCAAAGCACCGCAGTCGAATCAGGTATGTTGAACAACAACGTTATCTCTGGACAAACAGAGTTAGCAGCAACTGGCCTTGCATCTGAAGATGAACTGCTGATTAGTGACGGTGGAACAATCAAGCGGTATGGAGTAGATAATCTGATTAAAGACTCCCCTGCTTTATTAGCAGACACCACCATAGCTGACGGCGACTTCATTGTGTTCCTTGATGGGGGTGGTACAGGTACAGCTAAGAAGGAAGCATTGGCAGACCTGGTAGGGGTTATCGCAGGAACGGTAACAAGTACAGGGTTATCAGATGCGAATAGTGTCCTCACGCTAGACATCCAGAACATGACCGCTTCTACAACCATCGCCGATGCTGACCTAATCGTCATTGATGATGGTGCAGGGGGAACGCTCAGAAAGATGACTAGAGCGAACTTTATAGAAAGCGCAGCCCTGGATGCTATCAACATAGACGGCGGAGCGATTGATGGAGTAACACTAGGAACAAACTCTGCCATAACAGAGGCAGTTATAGATGACATAAACCTCAATGGCAAGGTCATCACGATGACAGGTGATACGAGTGATACCGTTGTCTTTACCGCAGGAACCAATGGAACCCTTTCAATTGTCACTACCGATGCGGCAGCAGCGGCAGGGAATATACAGATAACAGCAGATGGAACGGTAGATATAGATTCTGTAGGAGCCTTGACCCTGGACTCTGGTGCAGCGATTAATCTAGAGCCAGCATCAGGTTCAGCTATCTTGCTTGATGGGGTTTGGACATTTGACGGAAGCGTTGTCACTCCTGTAGCAACAGCCCACAATGCAGCAGGAACGGGGGTAAGCATTGCTGGAGGCAACACTACAGCAGGAACCACGAGCAACATATCTGGCGGGGCTTTAACGATTCAAGGTGGACAGGGCAAAGGTTCTGGAGCGGGTGGAGACATTATATTCCAGACGGCAAATGCGGGCGGGTCTGGAAGTTCTCTGAACTCACAGGCAACCGCACTCACAATCAGCGATGACTTATCAGCTACATTTACAGGAGTTGTAGACCTGACAGGTACAACAGATTCCACTGATGGCTCTGGTGATACAGGGATATTAAGGGTAGAGGGTGGAGCCAGTATAGCTAAGAAACTATTTGTCGGCACTGATTTAGATGTAGACGGCACAGCCGAACTGGACAATATTACAGTA